CTTTAAACCAGTGATTGGGATGGTCAGGGTTACATGTGCCATCAAAACAACTATTAGGTTTATCCAATCTTGATTTAAGTACCTGAAATACTTCTTCGCTCCATGTGGTTATCTCATCACCATAACAGTACTCTATCCCTGCACCTTGAATTACCTCTACCCTGTTTTTCTTATCTGCTCCTAGAGCATATACCTTTTTCCCAAATAACCTAACTGTGTTATTGCTTGAAATATTGCCCACTAATTTAGGTCCATAAATATTCCTCATTGGTTCCAGGATATTTCTTTCAATGGTACCTTTGGTATTTCCTAGTATTACAATCAAGCCTTGTCCTTTTGTCGCTCTTATCCTTCTAGGTATAATGAAATAATCAAATTCAAAGGTAGGTTTTCCCTGACCTTGTGGCGCCACTTTTAATATTCCATCTTCTATTAGCGCTAAGCCAAAATTCCTTTTGCTTTGGTGATAAGGATAAACCCACTACTCAACCACCTCCTTATAGCCTGACCACTCATCCAAATCCTTATTGCTTTTAGATGCATTGCAACTTCTACAAGCAGGCACTACGTTTTCAAAGGTATGTCCACCACCCTTAGATATTGGCACCACATGATCCATTTCTATTTTTTCGCCACTTCCACAATATGCACACCTATAATTATATTTCTTTAATATGCTTTCCCATTCATCAGATGTTAATGTGCTTTCTACTTTTTCCTCTCTGGCCCTTCTTCTATTTTTAGCATTAGCCCTTATTATCTTAGCCCTTTCTGGGTTGTTTTTCATCCATAGCCGACTGGCTCTCTGCATCTTATCTCTATTTTTAATTCTATATTCTTTATGATACCCTGGGTTTTCTTGCTTCCATTTTTCTTTCAATTCATTGTGATATTCCTTATTTTCTTTTATCCATTGTCTATTTTTTTCTAACTTATCTTCTTTGTTCTTCTCGTACCATTCTTTATGTGTTTCCTTCATTCTCTCTTTATTATTCTTCCGCCACTGTGCATTAACCTCTAAATAGTAATCCCTATGTTTTTGATAGTATTCTTTTCCATACTTTGACTTGCGCTCTCTATACTTATCTTTATGTTTGTAATAAGTGTTCAAGGAGCTTTGCTTTTTACATTCCTTACAAAAAGTGGATAGTCCATCTTTTTTCCCTTTATCGCTATAAAAGAACTCTTTAGTCATGGGAAGTTCTTTTCTGCATTTATTGCATATTTTATTTTCAATCATAAGACTACCCCCTACCTTTTAGCTGCATTATCAATCGCCTCGATTAGTTTGTCAAGCTTTCTTAGTTCTTCCTCATTTGTTTCTATCTCTCTTCTATCTCTCCACACATGTGGCTTTCTATTCTTTAGCCAAAATATCTGTGCTGCTGTATCAGGGATAACTTGCTTGATTGTCTTTTCTATTCTTTTTCTATCCTTGCCCTTCTCATCTTTCTCTATAATCTGCTTAACTTCCTCATACTCATAACCTAATGCTCTTTTTAGTAAAGCATTTTCAACTTGCCTATCAATTACTTCTTTACCTCTTTTTAAGGCCTCAAATAATGAAGGAAATCTCTTTTTCCAGTTATTTAATGTTTGTTCTGTTATCCCGATATTATGGGCTATTTGCTTATCGGTTAAACCATCTCTAGCCCATCCCTCAATCTTCAATAGTCCTTCTTTTGTTATCCAGTCATGGTATTTCCCTTTTCTGCCTACGCTCATATCACCACCACACAATCACTAAATACATTAAGTTTAATGTAATAAAAAACAGACAGCTAAAATAATGCTATCTGTTGTGTTTCATCATCAACATTTGCCCAATCATATATTTTTTTTAATCTTTTTTCACTAAAAAACTCTTGTTGTCTGTACCATCGTTCCATATCTTTATCTAATTTGCTAACGTTACACGCTCTGCACGCTGGAACTATATTCTGCCTAATGTAATGCCCACCCTTGGACACAGGAATTATATGTTCTCTTTCTAGTTCATCTGTGCATCCGCAATAGGCACATTCATAGTTAAAATATTTCAATGTTTTATCCCATTGGGTTGCTGTATAGTTATAAATGTTATTTTTGATTTTATTATGTCTCCTGTATACTGCCCTATAAACCTTATCTTTATTGTCTTTATAATATTTTTTAGCATATCTTTTTTTAACCCTTTTGCCTTGGAGTGTGCTTCTGTATTCTCTGCTCATTTCTCTGTCGCATGAACTGCACCTGTAGCCACTAGGTATATATTCATTCAGTGGCACAAACGTTTTACATATACTGCATCTATATACCCTTGTGCCGCCTCTAAGAAACCAATTCTCGCTTACAACCTTCCCATTACTAGCTAGTCCAGTAGTTACTTTTTTGCACTCCACCTTATGCAGTGCCATCTCTGGGTACTTCCCGTGCATTAAAGCAGAATATATATCCTCAAATCTGTTTTGCCACTCATATAGCGTGGATGGATGTATATCCATTTTTTCTGCTATTTCTGCATTTGACAAAGACTCCAAAGCCCAATTAGTCAACTTTGTTAGTCCTTCCTCTGATAACCAATAGCTGTATTTCTTGTTCCCTTTTTTAGTTTTTTTCATAACAAATACACCTCCGTAGTGTTATCCGATTTTATGTTTGCGGGAAACAAGGTTCGGAATACCTTGCTTTCGCCCCGTCGGGCTATCCCACATATGTATTATATCATATAAATAGCATAGTTTCAATTATGTTGTATTTCTTTTTCCACTCGTACAAAGTAGAAGGTGCTATGCCTATATTATGCGCTATTTGCTCATCTGTAAGCCCATCTCTTGCCCATCCCTCTATTTTCAATAAGCCTTCTTCTGTTATCCAATCGTGGTATTTGCCTGGTCCTTTCTTTCTACTCACCTCATATCACCACCTCTTATCTATATACCATTAACTCTAAAGCTACTCATTTTTTTTAACTTCTTTATAAGGTATTTTTTCTCTATCTCTAATTAAAAATACATCTTCATCTGACCCTGTGAACTTTATATATCTATTTACTATCACATCAACATATTTTTCACTTAGTTCCATCATGTAGCAGATTCTATTGAGTTGCTCACAGGCGATAAGGGTTGAACCACTACCGCCAAATAAATCAAGAACAATCTCTCCTTCTCTACTACTTGTCTTAATTGCTCTTGCACATAATGCGATAGGCTTTGGCGTTGCGTGTCCTCCTGCGCTTTCTCTTTCTTCTTTGCCTGCTCTGTCAAAATGCCACACATTATTCATGTTATCATGTGTGTTATTAAAATATGCTCTTGTTGAATAATACTCTGCTTTTATTTTTTCATACTCTGCTTTTATTTTTTCATACTCTGCTTTTATTCCATTTACATTTTCAAAAATACTTATTCCTTTACTTTTTGCATATTATTGTAATGCTTTAATGTTTTCTTCTGTTGGAAAACTCCATTGTGATTTGCTCCACCAATGGTTTACAGTTCTTCCATCTTTATAACCAAGTGCATTTGCTATTTTTTGGTCGCTTTCACCTATTTTTTTTATTTCTTTTTCTAAATAACTTCTTACCGGCTCCCATCCTTCAAAATAATTATCACTATTATTATTAAAGCCTTGTACCCCACACATCACAAATAAGCATTTTTCATCTGCAATTGCATACATTCTAAAATCTTCGGATAATTGCCCTTGTCCGTGCCCTTTATCCCAAGTTATAAGATTTCTAAATGTTATTTTATTCTCTTTTATCATAGGTTTTAATATTTCACTGTATATATCCATCAATGGCTCATCCATTCCCCAACAATACCAGCTACCGTTCTCTTTCAAGTTGTCAAATGACAGCGGTATCCACTTTTTATTAAATTCTAAAAGGTCATCATAGTTTAGGTTATCATTTAATACTCCATCTTTTTCCTTTTTCATGCCATAAGGCGGGTCTGTGAACACCATATCTGCCCTCTTCCCGTCCATTAACCGCTCCACATCTTCTTTTTTTGTCGCATCCCCGCACATTAACCTGTGATTTCCTAGCAGCCATATATCTCCTTTTTTGCTTATTAATTCTTCAGGTGGTTCTTTATTAAAATCATCTTCCTCTACTTCTATTACTTCTTCATCATCAGAAAACATATCATCTAGTTCTTTCATGTCAAAACCCGTAAACTCGTCATTTAAGCCTTCTAGCTCTATCTCTAATAGTTCAAAGTCCCATTCCGAAAATTCACTTGTTTTATTATCTGCAATCCTAAAAGCTTTTATTTGCGCTTCTGTTAAGTCTTCAATCTTTATAGTAGGCACTTCTTTTAATCCTAACTTCTTCGCTGCCTTTAACCTTGTATGCCCTGCAATTATTACATTTTCTTTATCAATTAATATAGGATTTTTAAACCCAAATTCTTTTATGCTTGCTGCTACTACATCAACTGCCTCGTCATTAATTCTTGGATTATTTATATATGGTATTAAATCATTAACATTCATATATTCAATCTTTAGCTTCCCCATTCTACTCCCCTTCCTAAATTATCGCTTTAGCTCTTTTTTTCTCCCACCTGCCCCATGTTTCCCATATATACTATAAACAATTTTCC